CCTGCTAGTTCTTCGTTTACTTTCCACTTGTCCGGTGCTGATCTGAACGCTTATCTCATTTTGAACAATGCCGTTTTCGGCAGGCTCGATTTCAACAAGTTAGGTTATTAGTTATGAGTTTTCCATCTTTTGCTACTGGCGAGGTTTTGACCGCTGCCGATATGAACGCTGTCGGCTTGTGGCTGGTCAAGACACAGACGGTCGGCACAGGCGTTTCCAGCGTGACCGTCACAGGTGCTTTTTCTGCTAATTACGACAATTATTTGATTTCCTATAGCGGCGGTACGTCAAGCGGTAGCGGTCCTCTAAAATTACAATTAGGTTCTGTTACTGCTGGTTATTACGGAAACTTTATTTACGGGCTTACAGGCAGCACCTCAGTAAGTGCCGTTAATGACAACAACACCACGAGTTTTACACACATAGCAAGCCTGGGCGGGACTTTTACCTCGGCACAAATAAACGTGTTGAACGCATTTGCTACGGCGAGAACGTCTGTAACCGGTTTAGGCGTTAGTTACTCAACCGTAAACGGTTCTTATAACGGCTATCTAGATAGCGCCACATCATTTACCGCTTTCACTTTTATTCCCGGTAGCGGAACAATGACAGGTGGAACTATTCGTGTTTACGGCTACAGAAATTAAGAGAATATGAGCAACCCACTAATTCAAATTGACAATGAAATTCGGGAAATGACAGACGAGGAGTACGCCGAGTATGAAGCGACTATTGCTGACGCTGAGCCTTTGCCTAGCCCTGAGTAGTTGCGCTGACCGCATCCGCGAAAACTGCGAAACCACAAAAGCCACCGGCACATTCGAAAGGCGATGCCAATGAACCCCGAAAAAAGACTCTCAAACGAACAAATAAAAGCCCGACTAATCCTCATCGTAGGAGTCGCACTCTCGTTCTCATTCGTGGCAGCAATCATCTCGCTGATCTACGGCTTGCTGTTCGTAGTACAACCCCTTGAGCAGGCACCCAATGACGCAGAAGCGTGGGCAGTCCTCTCACCGATGCTGATGACCCTCGCCGGTGGTCTTATCGGTCTGCTCGCAGGCAACGGTCTGAAGGACAAGCCAAAAGACCCACCGACCACACCTCCAGTGCCATGATTAGCGCCAGCGTCACAGTCGGCACCACACCAACCCTGCTCGTAGCAGGCGCAACAGGCACACGCACAATCTACCTTCACGTTGAAGACAACAGCATTGTGTACCTAGGTGGTGCAACCGTCACCACTGCTGCAGGTACAGCTGTAGAAAAACACACAAGCCCAATTGAAATTCAGTTACGCGCTGGTGACACTCTGTATGGCATTGTGGGATCTGGCACGGCTGACGTGAGAGTGATGCGAAACAAGTAATGCCTAGGAAGTACCCGTTTTTTCCTGCGTGGGATGGCAAAGCCACAGACCCCGTCACCAAGAAGTTCTACGACCTCTGCAAACGCCGTTGGGCATTCACCAACCTAGGCATGTACGCAAACCGCCCGATGCGAGGCTCCAAGAACCTTTCCGTGCATGCGACTGGGTTCGCTGTTGACATGGGCTACCCAGCCACTCGTGCAGGCCGTGCCACCGCCCGTGAAGCATGGGATTGGCTTATCGAGCACAGCGAAGAGCTGCGAATCTGTGAGATTCACGACTACTCGTATCTGAACCCTAAACAGGATCTGAAAGACAAAACCTCGTGGGGACGTGGCTATCGCTGTTCCCGTGGCGAAGGTGTCAAAGGTGTGAAGGTGTTTACCGCTACCGACAACGCAGGCACACCCGGCGGTGCATGGCTTCATGTCGAGGTGTCCAACGATTGGGAATCCCCAGAGGCTTTTGAGGCTGCATGGCGCGCCCTACCTAAGCCTGTAAAGACTCCCTAGCGGCTTGGTCTCTGCTAGGGGCTAGGAGGGTTGGGTGTGTTGTTTCTCCCCCACTCCAGCCCTCCGCTTTCGTAATGCTTGACTTGTGTTTACACATTGGGCAGAATGTTTACACGGGCGACCAAGCGCCCCCAAACAAAGGAGACATCATGTTCGATGACTTGCCACTGTTCCGCAGTGCAGACCCAATCACATCCGTGCTAGGCGCTGGCGATGTGAAACCACGGAGACAAACTCAAGCGATGCAGCTTCTCGCAGAGTACGCCCACCGGGACGGCCTGACCGATGAGGAGGCTGGACTGTTCTCAGGGCTTCTAAGCCGTCCTAAGTGTTGCTATTGGAAACGGTGCAGCGAACTACGGGCTAAGGGTTTTATCGTCCCTACGGGCGTTACAAGGCTCTCTAGCGCAGGCTCAGCCATGCAGGTCTGTGCCATCACCCCAGCAGGGAAAGAAGCACTCCGATGATGGTATTCCTAGTCACCCTGCCTCTAGGGTTATTTATGGCCTGCCTCATCTACGGCATGTACCAAGCGCTTGACATTGAAACCCACTGGCAAGACCCTCCGTACGACTGGAACTTCGAAGACGAAGATCTATGGATTACAGAGACTGAATTATTGGACTATCAAAGAAGAGAAGATTGAAACGTGCATTGCTCTGCTTCGCAGTACTCACCCTATTTATCCCGTCCGTGCAAGCATCAGCTGCACCCCAGTGGAAGTGCCCTCAATGGCACGACCTCATGCGTAAACATGGGTTGCCTATCCGGGTCTTCGATCACATCATGTGGCGAGAGTCAAGGTGCATCCCAACGGCTATCGGGTGGAATTACTTTGCTGGTAAAGACCACACCGATTGTGTGTTATCGCCTGCACATATTTACAAGAATTGCAAAGCGGTTAAGTCGTACGATATCGGCTTGCTTCAAGCGAATTCAGGGTGGCGTTCGTTAACGGCTCGGGTGTGTAAACGCCCAGCGAATCAACTGATACGCTCCCTGACAGACCCTTCCTGCAATCTCAAGGTCGCAAGTGTCCTATGGGACGATGGCAAGGGATTATCAAACTGGCGAGCCACGTCAGGCAAGTAAACAATAAACATTGGGAGAAACAATGATAAACAAACCACACGCGGTAGCCGTCAGGCTCACCCCTGAGGAGTTCACAGCCATTACGCATGTGATGCTCCGCGATCAGGACAAGAACATCACCGCAACCCTTCGCAAGGTCATCGAGCCGTTAATTGCCGATGGTGTTGCATCTCTTGCAGCTCTGCAAAAGAAAGAAGACGCTCGTTTGAAGCGCCTCGCTAAGAAAGAGGCTGCAAGTGGGCTTTAACCTTGACGACTACGAACCAGTAGCAGTACGACACTCACGCTGGCTTGAACAGCACCCCAACGGACGCACCATTACACACATGGTCTCGACACCCGGTGCAGACATTTGCGTGATCCGTGCAGAGCTGTGGCTCGAGGATGTTTGCATCGCTACGGGCTACGCCGAAGAGGTTCGTGGTGCTGGCAATGTAAACCGCACAAGCCACGTCGAGAACTGTGAGACTTCCGCTGTAGGCCGTGCGCTGGCTAACGCTGGCATGGCAGGCACCGATGTAAACAAACGCCCATCGCGTGAAGAGATGATGAAGGTGCAGAACACTGCGCCGAAGATGCGTATAACACAAGCGTCCTCTGCAAAAGGGGATGGTGTCACCATCAAAGGAGACCAATGGGGCCCGATACCCGATTGGCTTGTTCTCGAAGCGGCTCAAGCAGGCGTAACACAAGTGTGGGACAACCGCAACCAACTTGCTGCAAACCCGAAGCGTCCTTGGTTTAAAGATGCCAACGGCGAAAAAGCGTTTTGGGCTCCTAAGGGCACTCCGTTGCCGGTGATGGCAACCCATGAGGACGATCTGGACGATTCACCTGAGGAGCCATTCTGATGCTTCTCACAATCACAATCGTCTGCAATGTAATTGCCATAGTTGCCAGCATTGGCAGCATCATCATCTCGAGGAGGGGCTAATGGACGCAGGAACAATGAAGGACTACATCGAAGACCTCATCCAGCAGGTAAACGCTCTCGAGGCACAGTTCCACAAACTCAACGAAGTCATTTTGCAGCTGCAACAACAGCGAGACATTTACAAAGCCCTATACGAGTTGTCATGTACGACTTCATAATGTTTATGTCTCACAGCGTCCTCATGATGGCCTTAGGCGCATGGCTGGCAAAACGTCATGGGTAAAGCAATCCTGTGCCCGTTCTACACCTGCAAGAACGAGACCAGTGGCTACTGCTCGATGCACCGTCACTTGCTCCCAGCCATTGAGCGCGTAGTCGAACACATGGATCCTGAAGGCATCCTGTCATTCAATGTAAACGTGTCCAACCTGTTGCCAATGGTCAAAATGATGGAAGAGCAATACCGAGACCTCAAACGTCTTGAGCGTGAGTTAACTGGCGCACACAATGAGCTGCACCGCATCCTTGGAGGCGTGTGATGATGCCTTACGGCGTAAACGGGCAATGGCACTATGCCGATTGCAAAGAACTTCTCAATAGTCACCCTGGCTGCAGCTGCATACCCAGCATGGCAAAACAGATTGCAATGCTCGCCGAAGAAGTCGGGAACCTGATGCGCGCTAACCGCCATTTACAGAGGCAGGTTGACAATGCCCAGCGGTGAAGCTTCGGAACGGATATTTCAATCCAAGGTGGAAATGATCGCCTCTATGAACGGCTGGTTGATATTCCACCCCAGCCCACACCAAGTACGACCGGGTGTGTTCCGATCTGACGGGAAAGGCTTTCCCGACCTTGTACTCGCCCATCGTGACAGGGGCTTGATATTCGCTGAATTAAAGCTCGACAAAACCAAACTGACCCCTATGCAGGTCATATGGGCAAACGCTGTGAGCCCACACGCCGAACACTATGTATGGCGACCTAATCAACTCGAGATGATTGCGGAGCGTCTCGGGCGCAAGTAGCATCCGCACACAACAGATCAGAACCACGGCCTCATTGGGAGTTGTACTCAGTAGGTAGAACGCACGGGGACGTGTTAGAGCAGGCTGTCATAGAACGGCCTGTACAGCGTCCAAACGTCACAAATGTCAATGGTGTCCGTCCACTGGTGTAATCATCCGGCAGCCATACCTCGTAGGTAGAAGTGTGGGGGGCTATCACCGCACCGACTCATCTCGTAGCATGCAAGCAACCGCAGGCGCAGCCAAGGGCGCTAGAGAAGAAACGAGACAACATGAGTGAATACCAAACAGCTGCATACCGCAAAGCCAGAGCAGAACTTCTAGCCGACAACCCTCTCTGCCACTGGTGCCGTAAAGCCCCGGCAACAGAACTGGATCATCTCAACGAGACCGATAACGGAGGCTCGATACAAGACGGCTATGTCCAAGCGTGTAAACCATGCAACTCGAGACGTGGGGCAGAACACCTCAACCGTAAACGCGCCCGAGCAACCATCGCACGAAACGCTGCGCTGAACCCACTTTCAAACGAAAAACCTGAACATTTTTTTGTAAACACAAACACACTCAC